CGTCTAGTACGTACACTTCTAACAGCTACCGAGTCTGATGGACGTGTTGATGACTGGGATAACAAGACTTACGCTGTAACTTCAGCTCCTGCTGATGTAACAGTTGCAAGTATCGCAGGCAACAACATCACCATGTCAGGCCAGATGGCTAACTATGCCACCTTCGCGGCTGGTGTAACTGTATATGGTGAGGACAGTGGTGCTTACGGTGTTATTACAACTACCGCAACTAACGCTTCTCCTTCTGTTATTGTTGTCAACCCAATCGGTGCTATTGGTACAGGTACTAATGCAGCGCTTAAGGTTGGAGAACGTCTATTCGTTCTAAGTAAGCTTCCTGGTGGAACTTCATACACAGGTATTGACCTTAACGGTGCTGCTAACCGCAACGCTAGAGGCGACCTAATTGTTGAGAACCTCTACAAAGCTTGCCAAGCACTTGACGAGAAGGATGCACCTAAGGATGGACGCATAGTTGTCCTATCTCCAGGCGCTTACTACGACGTCATCAATTCTGACCGTGCAATCAACACTGACTGGAACGCAGGCGGTGGTGAGAACGGATCATTCAAGAGCAATAGAGTTCTTAGTGTTGCTGGCTTTACAGTCAAGACTTCTAACAACCTTGGTTCTGCTTCTTACGGAAACAGCTACTCAGGTACAGCAGCTCAATCAGCTACTACTAGAGGAGAACGTCCTAACTACATCAATGGTAACGACGGTTCTGACGGTACTGCAGCAGCAGGTACTAACGACTATTGGCAAGATGAGCAGGGTAACACCTCAACTCTTACCAACTTGTTCGGACTTTGCTTCACCAAAGAAGCAGTCGGTACAGTTGCTCTTAAGGATCTGAATATGCAGATGACTGGTTCTGAGTACAAAGCAATGACTCAGAGCACCATGATGGTCGCAAGCTACGCAGTTGGACACGGTATCCTCCGTCCCGATTGTGCAGTATCGCTACTTCATGACGGCAACCCTTGGTAAATACTTAGGAAAACCGAATACAATAAGGGGAGGCGTAATGTTTCCCCTTTTGTTTATATATGGCAACAACCAAACTACAAGGAGTAAATACTCTTCTTTCAATTATTGGGGAAGCTCCCCTAAACCAGCTCACTCCTCCTCTTACTGGAGACGCAGCTTTAGCAGAAAGAGTATTAGATGAAATAAGTACAGAAGTTCAAGGAGCAGGTTGGTCTTGGAACACTATGGTATATAAGGAAATACCTTTAGATGGAAATGGGCATTCTACTCTTGGTTCTAATACTCTTGCTATTCGTTTCAATCCCTTATCTTACCCTTCACAGAGGTTTGTTCTACGTGGTATTAAACTCTTTGATCGTGTAGCAAATAGTTATGATTTAAGAGGAAGCTTAGGTGTAGCTCTAACTGGTGGAACGAGTGATCTTATTGCAGAAATAGTAGAAGAGTTAGCTTGGGATGATATACCTGAAACAGGTAAAAGATATATAACGATTAGAGCTGGTAGAGTATTTGCTAATAGGGCTGTTACTTCTCAGAGTATAGAAAGCTACACAGCAGATGATGAAGAGAACGCTCTTCAAATTTTAAAGCGTACTGAAGACATGGCTCAAAATAATAACTTCATCAGTGGTCCTGATGATCTATATGGAGGTCGTGTGCAGACAACATTTGGTCCTGATATTCTTGATCGCTAATGTCTAGAGAACTTTTTAACCAAGTCATTGGCCCATTGAATAAAGGGGTCAACCAACAAGCAACTAGTTTCGTTTTACCTGGGTTCTCTAAAACTCTTGAGAACGGTAACTGTGATTTGGTGGAGGGTCTCAAGAAAAGATTAGGTACTGTTCCTCTTAAACAGATTGATACTCTTACTAAATATGATGGTCACGGTACTCCTGGTAATAATTTAACTGGAACTATTAAATGGGATGAAGCTTGGTACTACGTTTACAACAGAAGTGACGCAGAAAGATTTGTTCTAGTAATAGGAGACGACAGTAAAACTGTAACTCCTACTGGTAACACAACTAACAACAGTGCTGTTATAGCTTCTGTTAGTAGTATGACGGATATATTTGTAGGGGCTACTGTAACAGGATCTGGTATTCCAACAGGAGCGACTATAAGTGAAATAGGTACTAACGCTATTACTCTAAATAAAGACTGCACAGCTTCAGCTTCTGGAGTTACTTTAACTATTTTAGCTAGTAAAACTTTTGTAACTGGAGTAGCAAACGTTGAACCTATTAGTGGGATACTCCCAACTGTTGTACCAGTACAGCAGATTTTTGCTGGTATAACTACTACTAATCTTGAATACTTAAGAGGTTCTGGTAGAGCTAGAGATAGGTTTAGAGCTACATCCTTTCAAGACAACGTATTCATAACTAATATTCAAAAGAAGTGTGAGTTCGATAGCTCAGAAACTCTAACTAGGTACAACATAGGTCTTGTAAGTAGTAGCTATGTACCAATTAAGGCTCAGATAAACGTTAAGTTAATTGACTACGCTACTAAATATGAATGTGATATAGAGCTAGATAACGGAGATACAATTTCAGCAAACATTACAACAGCTACGTTATCTTCAGGAACAGCACTCAGTACTCAAACTATTGCAACAGATTTAAAAGACGCTATAGATACAGCAGACAGTAGTAACCATCTAACGTTCTCAGTACAGGGTTCTCAGATATTAGTAGGTTTAGCTAGTGCTTCTAGATATTTCAAAAGTTTTGTAGTCTCTGATGCTAGAGGTAATACTTTGATGTCTGGTTTCTCTAATCAGGTAACCAGTATTCTTGATCTACCTACTACATCTTGGGAGGGTTACTCAGTTATTGTTGCTCCTGATGGAGCTGCTGGTGAAAGTTCTTACTACTTAAAATTCAACGCAGAAAACGTAACTACTTCTGGTACTTATGGCAGAGGTTCTTGGGAAGAGCAGGGAGCTTGGGGTACTAAAGGTTTGATTGATGCGGCTACAATGCCTCACGCTTTTCTTTACTACAAGAACCCTGATGGTTTAACTAGGTTTACTCTTCAACCAAAGAACGGTACTACCTATACAGATGGTACACACTCAACTGTTCTTAAAAAATGGACTGAACGATTAGCAGGTGACACAGATAAGATGGAACCTCCATCGTTTATGGATAGAAAGATTACAGATATTGTGTTCTTTAAAAACCGTCTTGGATTTATAAGTGGAGAGCACGTCATCCTTAGTGAGGCCGGAGCTTATTACAATTTCTGGATTCAATCAGCTTTACAAGTTTTAGATACAGACCCTATAGATTTAACAGCAGTTAGTAACGACGTAGCAGTACTGAACTACGCTTTGCAGCAACAGGATGAGTTAGTTCTGTTCTCTAATGAGAACCAGTTCAGACTTTACTCAGGTGACAACGTAACGTTCTCTCCAGAAACAGCTTCTGTAGGTCGTATAAGTTCCATTAGTATGGAATCAAAAGTTAAACCTCAACAAGTTGGACCCCAAGTTATATTCCCTGTTAAAGAAGGTGACTTCACAGGGCTACATACTTTTATTACTACTGACCGTACTGTTGGTATTAACCTCGGACAAACTGCCGTTATAACAGAAACAGTACCGAAGTACATACCAAAAAATATTGATTCATTAGCGGTTAGTAGGACAGATCAATATCTAATAGCTCTTAGTAGTGATGATCCAGACGCTTTATATATCTACCAATTCTTCTGGGAAGCTTCAGCAGGGTCTTTAAGTAACAAGCAAAACGCTTGGAGTAAGTGGACGTTCCCTAACAAGAGTATTTATTGGTGTGATTTTGTTGAGGGGACGTTGTTGAATGTAGTTAAGTACACAGAGAACAGTACTGTTAAGTACTACCTAGAAGGTATCAACGCTTCTAGACCTCCTCAAATTGAGCAGGATCTATTCCTATTAGATAGGCAGTTATCTAGTTCTATTACTACTGATCTAGGTGCTGTCACTTTTAGTTATAGCGGTCTTACCAACAAAACTACTGTTACTCTGCCTTACTACACAGTAAATCCAAGTCAGTTCATTGTTATCAAAAAGGATAAGACTGATGCTAACGAAGCTGAAAAACGTTGGGTCGTGGCTGCAACTATTCCTGGGGGTGTTAATACTTTTGTTTGCGACAGCTTGGGCGATTTTAGTGGAAGCTCTTGGGTCTTTGGGGAGAAATATACGTTCAAGTTTGAGCCACCTCAGCTCATGCCCTATGCAAGAACTGCGACTGACAACACTTTTATTGGTACTCGTACTGGTCGCCTCCAGCTACGATATATGGATGTTTACTACAATGATGCAAGGTACTTCACAGTAGAAGTGACACCAGATTTTAGAGATAAGAATACTTATGAATTTGACAGACGAGATCCTCTTAACGCTAATATTGTTTTAAGTCAGGCTTCATCTTTTGATGAGTCTAAATTTCGTGCGTATATCCAAAGTAAGAACGACCAAGTTAAAGTAGAAGTAGTAAACGACAGCATAGATCAAGCTAAGTTCGTCGCTTTAGAGTGGACTGGCTTGTACTTTGATGTAGCGAGGAAGTACGGTTAATGGCATCAAATCCTATTGAACTTATGTTAGGGGGAGGAGGAGGAAGTACCGGTGGAGCAGGAACCGCTGGTGCTAGTACTAGTTTCTTCTCATCTCCTGGTGCTTTAAGTGTGATGAGTACAGTAGGTAACCTTGCTGCTACGTTCTTTGGCCATCAAGTTAGTAAGTATGAAACACAACGTCAAAATTCTGAAGCTGAAAGACAGTTCTGGGAACAGAAAGGAAACCTAGAAAGACAGAACTATAGAGAATATGAGGTACAGCAAAGGCAGTGGTTAAGGGATAGCACTTATGTTGAACAACGTAAGCAGTATGAAGAGAAGCTTAAGACACAAAGAGCTGGGTATAAAGGTGAAGTAGCTGTTGCTGCTACTGAGAACTTAGGTAGACAGTTAGCTGATTTAGATGCTCGGTTCTATGAAGACACAGCTAAAGACACTATAGAACTTGAGACACAGAAAATGAATAGAGATGCTATTTCTGCTAAGAAGTCTGGAGTTGCAGCAGGAAAAGTAGGGCGTTCTGTTAACGCTGCTAGAAATCAATATAATCAGATTTACTTAGCAACCCTCAGTAATAAGAACGTAACTAAGAAGTGGAGAATAGCTGATAAGTTAGGAGCTGCTGAAGCTGAGTCTATTAGAGCTGTTAACGCTGTTAAGGACATTCAGGACTACATACCAAATCCTGTTAACGATCCTCTGAAACCTTTAGCTCCTTTACCTGTTAGAGGAATTATGCCAGCTAAAAAAGCTGGTCCTTCTAGCCTCGCTATGGTTACTAAAGCTGCTGGCAACGTTATAGACGGGGTCAAGTACTACCGATCTATGCAGCCTAACGCTGGTCAAAATGCAGACCCAGGAAAGCCCCAACCACTATTACCAGGAGAGGAGAGGAGAGAGTAAATGGCTCTAGATTTTAACAGCGGTTCTGTAACCCCTCAACGCAGAGGAAAGGATTACACCAAGAAAGCTCAACAACCAGCAGCAGGAGGAGTACCTGGCGCTGCTCCTAGAGAACCACGTCCTATTGGTGGACAGCTTCTCGATATGCACAGATATGAACCAGGTAACTGGGGAGAAGCTATTGAAGCTATAGAAGATTTTGTAGGTAAAGGTGGTGGATTAGGTACTCTTAGTAAGTGGGCTTTTGAGAACCACGTTAAAGCTGCTGAAAAGGATGCTGATGCTTTAAGAAAGCAGAGGACACAAGCGTTCTCAAGCTTTAAAGCCATAAGCGATGAGACTAAAAAACTTCAAAAGAAGAAGCAATATGATCAAGCTAAACAGAACCGTATTAGTGATCCTTGGACTAAGTTCTTCTACTACGACTCCTTAGCTCAAGATGCAAAGGTTGAATCAGTTTTAAAGTATAACGATTGGGGTGGTAAGAACTTATCCAGATTATCTAAAGAAAATGATGACTCAACTATAGCTATTGAGTTAGCTAATAAAGCAGCGGAGCTTACAGCAAAGTTTGATTATTTACCACAAACCTTTAAAACAAACGTTGTTGACTCAGCAATGGGTCAAATCACGGCTGAGCTTAAAAAAAGCATAGTTGAGAAAAGGCTTGAGAATAATGATCTTACAGCTAATAAGACTGGTCAATCGAAGGTTCTTAATGGCCTTAGAACTATGGTTACAATCATTAAGACTAGTAAGGGTGGCTTAACTCCACAAGCTCAAAAAGCTTTTGAAACTCAGGTTCAGGATGCTAGAGGTTTTCTTATTCAGTACTACGGTGGGGATGAGAAAAAAGCTAATGAAGTATTACTAGAAACCTTTGAAAAACTATACATTGATGTAGATAAGCCTGGAGATATGCTTCAAGGTAAAAACGATGTTGTTGAGTATGCTGCTGGACCTATAATCCAAAGAGCTTTAGGGGAAATAAGAACTAAAGATGGAATACTTCTATTAGATTTAGTAGGTAAAGACAATAAAACTGGTAGACAAATTCTTGAAGAAGGTTATAAGAGTGCTTACAGCCTTATAGATATGGCTGATAAAGCTA